CACCAGCTCCGAGGCCTCCGCCGACGACCAGCGTGGCGAGCACGACGAGCTTCTGATTGAACACGACCTTCGAGGGGATCTGCGCGGCGAGCTCCACCGTCTCCACGACGGTCGGGAGAGTGGTCTCGACGGCGGTTGCCGCAGCCTGAGCGGCCTTCTTCGAGGCGGTGTTGGCGGCAGCGGTGGTGGTCTCAGACACGAAAATACCTTTCAGGTTAAAGTTTGACCCCGAGTTGCATCTGCGATTCTCGGGGTCTCATTATAGGGCGTGTTTTTGGTGCGAGCAGTTTCACATCTATGCTCAGGATGGCCTGGCTTCGTGGTTCAACAGAACAAGGGTAAAAGCCGCATTAACGCATGAACTTACTCGCAGTCGTGTTTAGGAACGCGTATGGCGTTCCCTAGTGAACTCTGCGTCCACTCATGTCGATCGTCGAATACGCCCTCAGCAAGACCGATAGCCGTGGGACATCCGCCACTCATAAGGATGGATATCCTTCTCAAGACGTTTCGGTCAGTACTAGTGAAATCGACCGTAATCGCGAACCGGCTCGTTACGGAACTCGAACGCCAGCACTGGTCGTCCAGCTGGCGTGAGTGCGGAGCAGAATCGCACCTTGAGCATGTCGTCGCTGTTCCACCCGATCTCCTGGGACCATGGGGGTGCTGGCATATCCAGGAGATAGTAGAAGTCAGCGAGCGTAGCATATCCGTTCTTGAGAATGCCTTCGTTCAAGTCGTTCTGTGCTCCGCGAATACCCTCCGCTGTGTGCCAGACATATCGATCGCTGAATTTGTCGTAACACACCTCACCGTCAGGTTTACCATGGATGACGATCGAATCGTCGTCGTCCCAACTCCAACCGGCGTTGATGCGGTCTTGGATAATATCCGCTCGTACCTGTTCCTCCTTCTTCTCCCCGACCTTCTCAATGACCTTCGCCTTGTATTCCTCGAATGCCTTCTCCGTGATGGAATACGCTGCCGCGAGACCAGCGGCACGTCGTGAACCGATGTGGTTGGCGCCGATGATGCAGACGACCGTAGCGAGCCCCGTGGATACAGCGGGAACATACAGTCGCCACACCAGCTCGACACGTTTCTTCATCAATTCGCGAGGATCATCGAAATACGTCTCGCCGGCTTCTTCGTCCTCCGCTTCCTTGAGGCGAATGATATCGGCTGCCTGGAACGAGGCTCGTCCCGCGAGATATGCCGTGGTGATTGCTCCCACCACGCCGACAGAAGTCAGAATCGTTGGGGAATTGTCGATGGTGAATTTGGCTGCTCGCTTGATCAGATGTTGAAAGCTCATCCTACAGTTCCTCAGTGTTTTTGAATATGTCCGCATCGGCGAGCTCGTCCAACTTTCTGCATTCCTCCCACAACTCGTTGATATCCACCGCCATGTGTCGTCCTCGGTACAACAGCTCGCCCTTACCGTCGAATCCCGGGACGTAGGGAACCAAGGAATCGCTGAAGAAGCCTCCTTCGAGAGCTTTCTGCTCTTTCTCTTCCCGAAGTTTCCTCTTCACCGATTCCTTCCATTCAACGTGCTTGCGCTCTGCGGAATATCCCATGATCAAATCATATCCCAAGGTTGTTCCGATCATGACCATGGCGATAACCGCAAGGAATCCAAGGATTTTGAAACAGATCAGCAGAACGTACAGAGCCATCATGATGTAGGGTGTCTGCCTTTCACGTAGGGGTAGTGCGGTAAAGCAAAACGCTAAGACCCGTGTATGGTATTGCGGGGGTCTTAGCGCTCGAGATCAGTTGTCCAGGTCCAGTTGCGTGTAGAATTCGTTGGTCAGTCCGCGCTCGGCCAGGAAATCGTTCCACTGACGCACGGCGCCACGGTTCACTCGGATCATCACGGCCGTGGTAACGACTGCGGTGGTGGTGACTGCGATGGCGACCTTGTGGTCGGAAACGAACTCCTGGACGCGGGCAGCGGCCTTCTTGACGGGGTTCATAACAAGCTCCTTTGTAGGGGTCATGGGTCTCATTATAACCCTTGTTTTTCTTGCGAGGCTTGTTACTCGGTCTTCTCTTCCGTCTTCTTGGCGGTAGGCGTGCTGGTGTATTCTGGGGCGTCTGACAGCTTGAGCATGAGATAGAGGAAACCCGTTCCGAGACCACCGATCAATGCGAAGCTGCCCAATGTCATAAGAACATCGTACTTGTTGGTGGGCACGCGGGGGATGCTGGCTACGTACGCTTCCACGTCATCGCGAACGACAGTCGCGGCTATCTTGGAGGCGATCTTGGGGTCGATACCGATGGGTACACCGAGAAAGGAAACGCTCTGCGCTTCGTTCAATGCCACTTCGATCTTCTGTGCCATCAAATCCCAGTTCATATCAATCCTTCACTCGCTCGAAGGTGTAGCCCCTGTAGGATTTCTTCCGACCAGCAAGACAGTCGCTGATAGCAGAAGGGGTGATGCCAAGCTTCTTCGCACACGCCGACTGTGTCTCAAATATCTCGCCGGTCTCAACGACTCTGATACGACGACCAGTTCCCGCTTCCATTACTTCGCCTTACGGATTCGGTGATTCACCTGCCGAGCGTATGCGTGGGATCCTCGAGCTCGACCAATCGCGATAATGATTTTGGTCGTTGCGCTCAGAATGGCGACGCCCAATACGATGACCTGCAATGGATTTTCTTCGAAAGCTTGGTTGAGTTTTTCCATGAAGTTCTTCACGAAGCGAGAATTAGAGAAGCCTGGGTTCCTTTTCTGTATGACGCGGAGAGCGATCTGCGATGCGCGCTGGGCATCCAGAGTCAGATCGCCATGCGGACCACTTTCGAAGTGCTTGAGCTCACGCTCGATCTCACGAGCGATCTCATCCCAGTTTCTCATTTACACATCCTTATCCGACGTTCTTCATTCCAAAAAAGAAGGTGGCTGAACCTTTCCGGACGACAATGCATTGCATAGTTCCTGTACGGCTTTTTTCGCTTGCTCTTCTGAACGCGACGACGAAACATACGCATAGAACTTATCCAACAGTTTTCCGATGTTCTCGGCGAGTTCAAATGTTTCGTCGTGGGCGGGAATATGCGCCCCGATTAACACCTGTCCGCGTGCGATCTCATGGTAAACGTTAGTCACTTACACAACCTCCCCACGATCTTGCAGACGACGAACGTCGCACCGATGGTCAGGGCGGCATGCGTGATGAAGTCCTTGGCGATCTCGGAATATGCCGCGGCAATCTGAGGACCCACCATTGGGTCGAAGAGATTTTCACTGCCCTCGATCGGGGTCGTCTCCGGAGTGCTGCCGTTGAGCTTGGCATTCTCACGAACGAGACGGGTGTTGGTCTGAACCGCGAACTTTCGTCCGAACATGATTGTATCTCCTTCTCATCGCATGAAATTTCCCAGGAGAAAACCTAGAGCCCGTGTTAGGGGCTCTAGTTGAGGTCAGTTGGAGGTGGTTTCCTGGTCGAGGGCGTCGATCATGCTCTCCACGTCGTCGGTCTGCAGCTGGTTCTTCTCGGCGGCCTTCCGCGCCCGGTAGCGGGTGGCGAGGAAGAGGGCGGTCGAACCGGCGACAACGGCGACGGTGGCGATGGCGGTGATCTTGTCCTTGTTCATGGCAAATCCATTCTCTAGGGGTCTCATTATAGGACGTGTATTTTTTGCGAGGCCTCAGGAAAATGTCGTGTCAGTACCGCCACTGATCGCGTGCGCGTTTCATTTCCTGTTCGAGTCGCAATGCTTCCGCGGTGGGTTGAGTACTTACGCCCGTGATAACCTGTCCAGTTTCACGATCTATGCCATGATGGAATATCGTACGGTTCCATGCGTGGTGGGCTGCGATGGCTTCTTGAAACAGCTCTTCTTCTTTCGCTCGTTTGCGAGCTCGCTCATTCAAAATAAGTCGCACTTCAGCGCGGAGATCTTCGCGAACGAGAAGAACGAGAAGAACCATGAATATCAACAATGCAATGGCGCACAGACCACCCAAGGTCCATGCGAGGAAATACAAGACATTCTGTAGCATTACGTGTGGGCCTTTCTTGATCAATGTATTTTAGCCCAAATACAATCCATTCTCGCAGGAGGACGATGGGTGTGCGAGAATATTACTGGAGACGAGTAAAGGTATAACCACTAACATGTGATCGTTGACCGTTGATGTGTTTGGATAAGCTGCTACGCCATAAACCCATCTCTTTCGCAGCATCTTTCAGACTGCTGAAAATAACACCCGTTTCGTTACAACGAATCTTGTAGGATGGGCGTCCCAAGGGGATATCGCGTTTCGCATGAGTTTCAGCATCGCGTGCGTATTGATCGAACATGCGGAAAACGACAGTGGGTTTTTCATCGCGAAGTCGCTGGATGAAGAAGTCTCCGTGATTCGGACAAAATCTCGCGCCAGACTTGGTAAAGAGAAGGTGGGGTAGCAACTCTGTTTTGCAAATAGGACAGTAGGCAAAGAGTTCTACCATAGTGGCATTGTCCATCTAGCTCCTCTCAAAAAAGTTAGACGGAAAATCTCCGGCGGGGAATTTTGGAAAAAATAACGAATCCTTGTTATCGGATTCGAGGAGAAGTCCTGGCACTAGTTGCTCAACAGGATGTACGGCCTTTCCGTTTCCTTCTCATTATAGTCCGTGTATTTTGTGCGAGGTAAAACAATAAGCCCTTGTTTTCAGGGCTTATTGCCTTAGACCTTACTTAATCAGCTTGATGCTTGCCGAATCTGGAAGTGCCACTACGGCGCTGTAATTCTCCAGCGAGAAGGGAATACGGAATGTGAGGAAGAATCCGTTCTCCCAGTCTCGCAAGTCGAACTCGATGGCGGTGTAATTCATAATGGGCATGATACAGCCTTTCTTGCAGGGGTCTCATTATAAGACATGTTTTCCCTGCGAAAGGCAAATATGAAAGCCTGTGTTAGAGGCTTTCATACTTCAGATTTACGGTTGGAAATCTTCGGGAGCGATGCTCAACAGAAGCGTGTTGATGTCATCGATCTTGAAGTACACACCGTCAAGGTTCAAGTCTACAATCTGGTCGAGTGCTTTCTCAGCGTCGATCCACTTCTTGCTTTTGAGTTCTTCGGCGATTTTTACCCATTGACGCTCGTAAGCAACACTCATGGCGACGCCTGCGATAACAGCACCAGTCATGTAGGCATATATTGTACGGTTGGACTTTACGTGATCGACGACAGTATTGAACTTCTTTTTGATGTTCATGTCGATTCCTTTCGTAAGGTTCTCATTATAAGACGTGTTTTCCTTGCGAAAGGCAAAAATAGAAAGGCGTGTAGTTTCACACGCCCTCCCATTTTGATCATCTGTGCGGGGGATTACTGGTCTACCTCATCTTGTTCACGAAGCCGAGGGCTTTCGATGCGATGACGTTGGCCTTCTCGTGGTGGAGGACGAGCAGGATACCGACGACAGTGGCCGCGGCGCCGACAATCGCGTCAGGACTGGGCCTCCAGGAACGTTCTTTCACTTGATCTGCATTGAACTTATTTTGCTCGAGCTCGATCTTGTCGCACTCGACCGCGTGGTCAAATCCGATCTTGATCTTGTCGTTCTCGAGTTTGGTTCGCTCGTTTTCGGTCTTGTGAATGTCGTTCCTGAGTTGCATCAGTTTGACGAGATTGCCGACGGTCTTGGTGTATTCGTCGGAGTCTCCTGCTACGCTCTTCAACTCATCGATCAGAGCAGCGATGCGAGCATCGAGGTCTTCGGGAATCGTGATAGTATCAGGGCTAGACATGGGATCTCCTTAGGCATAGGGGTCTCATTATAGCCTATGTTTTCCCTGCGAGATCCGATATGCCCTATTTCTTCTCCACCCGCAAACGAACCTCGGACTTCCCCGCGACATCGTGGATGTCGTTTTCCACCCCGAGCACGAGATTCTTCTCGCCGCCGGAATCGGTGATCACGTAGAGGTCGCCGTCGTATGCCGCACCGCTGCTGTTGTAGGATTTGCTCGAGAGACCGAGAAGCACGCCCAGGAAGGTATTGACCGCAGTGATGGTCACAACCACCTGTTCAGGGGCCGGGAAGTCCCAGACCTGCGCCAAAGCCGCGTAGAGAGTCGCGAGGGCCGGCAGAACAGTCGTGGCGATCGGCTTGAGAAAGTTGTAGACACGATCGCTCAGAAGGGGCGTCTTGCTATCGCTCATTGATGGACTCCGAATTCAGTCGTTGTACCTGATCGATCGGGACATAATGCGAGGAGGACCTCAAGCGAAGACCCTTTACTTCCTCCATGATGCGCTCGGCAACACCATTACCACCGAGTTCTTTGTAGGGCTCGTAGAAATACTTGCGGAAATCTTCGTATTCGTCCCTGGTGATTTCCCCCCGGTCGATGTATCGCATACCGAGGAGAATCAGTTTGTCATAACCCAGCCCCATCAACAGTCGAGTTGATGCCGAATTCTTCTCGCTTCGCCTGGCCAAATATGCCCAGAAACCAGACGATGCAGCAATCGATGTTGCTGACGTGATGAGGACGAGTAACCACGGGTCAAGCATATATGCTCCTTGTCGATCCTTAAGTCGTCTCTTTCCAAATCCCCGCAGCACGACTCCAAGGACGAGCGAGCTTCCAAACACCACCATCGCGGACGTAGGGAACTGCTTCTTTCCAAATACCACCGACATTCACCCAAGCGCCTGCAATAGTTCGTTGAAGCGTGACCGGTGAATATGGACTCCACCCCGCTGCGGTGCGAACTCTACCCCACCAATAATAGTCTGTTGCTGGTTGCATATTGATGATGGTAGTAACGCCGGTATAGGTGAAGGTAAATGCGCCCGTCGTATTGTTAACGGTATTCAAGACGAGTTGACGTTCAAGGATGGGGGATCCGCCAGTGCTACCGTCAGTGAAGGATGCGACCGCACTTGTTTGAGTAACATCCGACACAATAACCGGGTCGGGAGCACCTGGCATCGTCAACGTGGTTACGGTCTTTAGGGCAGACCATGGACTGTAACCTTTGGAGTTGTGAGTTCTTGCCCAAACGTAATATAGAGTTCCGGGTGTCAGAGCACCAACAGTAATAGAACTGCCGCTGTTGATATTCGTCGTAGTGACGCCCGAAGCATTGTTATTGACCGTATTACGACCGATTTGCCGAAAATCGATAGGATCCCCGCCGTTGGCACCGTCAGTAACCGTAGCGAAGAAGGATGTTGTCGTAATATTCGAGAGTGCCGGTGCGGGGGGTGCGCTAGGCGCGGATGACCGTTCAATAGCGTGCGTGAATGTGGTGGGTCCACCGAAGCCAGCGGTTCCTGTGTCAAACAGCCTAAACGTAACGTTTTGATCAACGGTCAGCGTGAATTCGATAAGCTTCTGCCAGCCAGAATTCGCTATGTAATTGTACGTTCGGCTGTTATTGGTAACACCACCCACCGTGTAACCCCACGGCAGAGCATGATGAAACGTAGTGGAATTAAACGAGTTGATCCAGAACTGTACGAGCGAACCCGTGTCCCGAATCATCATCCGACCGGTAGTACCGGTATTCATCTGATAATCGACCATTACTGCACCCCCATCCGGAGATACAGTAGCGTTTTCTCCCACGACGTGAAATGGTACGCTCGATCATCGATATATACCGTTGCGGGAAACTTGCGATCGGTCACGAGAAGAAGACCGCGAATATCCCAGAACCGCTTTCGCTTACCCCACCACTCTCGAGGAAGTCTGGTAGTGCATTCGATACCGTATCCCGATCGCTGCTCGATCCATTGAGCTACCTGATGCGGATTACGAGACGTATGAACAAACACCGCGTTATCCCGCATCAGATATGTCAACGACGTCAGAGCATGCTCTACTGGCTCATCGTAAATGGTTCCATCGCCCCAACCGCGACGATATTGATGTATCACTCCGTCGAAGTCAACGGCGATTGTCATTACACCTCCTACGTGACAATTCGGAAGTAGATGTCTCCGTCGACACCCCCGGACGGCGCAGCAGTCCCCGAAGAAAGTCCTGCAGCCGTACGGTAACCGGCCTTACCCACAGGGATAAGTGCTTTGACTTGGGCGATGAAGTCCCGAGTTCGATTGAGTTCCCGAGCGCCCCAGCGAACTCGAGCGTCGTCATTTCCTGACTCGGGAACCAAGGTGAACCCAGCAGCAACTGCTTGGTCGCCGATTGGCATGGCAACTCTCCTTCGCTATGGCATGTCTGCCCATTCTTCGGTCGTCATATCCGCCCACTGAGTATTGTCGACGAACGACAACCACGAACCAGTATTGATGAACTGATTCAGAACAAACGTCGGATATGCCCGAGTACCTTCACGGTCAGCGACACGAATAATCTCGCTGACTCGCATATTGTTGGTCGTACCATCAGAATCCCTGACCTCGACAATGTCACCCAGATTGTAGTCAACACCAGCGACGTAGGCGCTGTTCTGATTGATTTCTCCATCAAAGGCCTGGAAGACACGAGCTTTCGCCAATTCGTCTTGACCTCGGCGAATCAGCGCTGCGCTGATTTCGGGAGCAGTTCCCGAGTTGATGTCAGTGGCGTTGATGACGAGAGCTCGCCGTTCAAATCCCGAAACATCAGGATCGACACCATCCGCATAGACCATCTCGAAGCCCACAGGAGAATATACGTAAGCGACATTCTTCGCGTTCTCGATCGTCATGAACTGTTTCGTGTTCTGCAGATTGTCCAGTTCTGGAGCGAATACGACGGCCGGATTCGTGGTTTGGGCTGTTGTACGATCTCGCCCAGTGTAAATATCGAACCACAATTTGGAGGTATCGTATTCCCGCAACAAACGGAACCCAAAGTTCCAAATATCCGCAATCTGCACGATGGCGTCGTATACCGTCGTCGGTTCGAGCTCGATGTCTACCAGGTCGACGGGTTCGGGAATAGTACTCGCTGGGAGAAACGTGCCTTCGAATATGAACGGAATCACGTCGTACGAGCTCAGAATCCCAGTGACGCAAATGTCGTGGAATATCTTCCTGGCTGCCGCGGTAGGCGTCAGGCCAGTAATTAGCCACGCTGGGGAGGTTGTAGTGTTCGACAACGACTCCTTAGCTACACGGTCATAGAGGATGACCTCGAGAGATCTGCCTTTGACTTTAAGTAGTTTCCGGTTGTCACTGTCGGTCGCATCTTCAACCGATTCAATCACCATGACATAGTGAGAGTCATCGGTCGCTAGCAACGTCCCCGTCTTCAGCAAAGTTCTCGCTCGAAGAGTTGAACTGATGTCCAACTCAAAATCGCCGTACTGCTTGAACCGCTCGGTCCAAATAAGGGATGCGAACTCGTCGAAAACCTCAGCTCGGCGCAGGAGCGGATCAAGCGTGTACAGCTCCATCACAGGCCTCCGTACCTGTTGTAATACTGGATGGAGACGGGGCACCCAGTACCAGTGGTGTACACCCGGATTTCGTTTGCCCCGCTCTCCAACGTCGTCCACACTGACTGCACCGACTTGGCGTACAGAATCGATGTCGTCACACTGCTTCGCGTCAAGGTCACCGCCTTGGAGCCTGGGCGGGTATCGATCTTAACGACGTCATTCAGCACCAACGCCGCGGTGATGTCCAACGTTTGGACGTTCGATCCCGGCGGCTTGTGGTACACCGTGAAATCGCTCATCGTCGCTCTGGTCACTGTGAGCGTCAGTTCGATGCCGGTATCCTCGGTACCATCTACGGTGAATACCTGCGGTGAGGTATCCGAGGTGAGCAAACCGGTCAAGACGACCGGGGTCGGGTTGATGAAATCAGGCTTGAAGCAGACGATAGAAATATCGACTGCCGGCTCTGCCGTAAACAGAGCAGCCTCCATGGTTTCAACCCGACCCGCGATCTCCACGATAAGACCGTCAGTCATGTAGAACTTGAGCACAATCGGCGATTTCGGCATGAAGTAGCGATAAAGCTGCTTCCTCAGATCTCTGATCGTTTGATTGGTCCCGAAATCAGGATTGTACTCGAGCTGGAAACGAATGTTACGTTTCTCAAGACTACTGGACTGATATTCTTCGCCATCCATTGCAGCGAAGTTTGAGGATACCAGGGTCGCGTCCGCTGGATCGAGACCCTGGATATCCTTCACGATAAAGCCGCCGGAAATATCTTCCAGCGGCAAAGTGAGCAGGCTGCCCTGCCGATTCGTTACTTCAACTTTGATGATTGACATTACGTCGACAGAGCCTCCTTCACTGTGGACACTTGGTTCTTCGTCTTACGGTAGATCTCGGACGTTGTCAAAGCCTTGGGCGAGTAGTTGTTCTGCGTGTAGTTGAACACGCTTCCACCCGAGCCGTCCGGGTCGTCATCAGGGTTACGGCTATTGTTGATAGCCGATGCCAGATTTACCGCTTGTGAATATGCGCCAGCAACTGTCAACTTCCCCTTAGTAGGAAGCAGCGTATCAATCTTACTGGCGTTCTTCTGAATATCCGTCAGATCAAGAACGGGCCTGACAACTGGTTGGAAGTGGAGATTCCCACCCACCATTTTGTCGACATTCGCCAGCGATTTCTGCAGCGTGATAACCGCCTTGTCGGCGATGTTTTCTGCAGATTTGCCGACCAAGCCAACGTTGTCGTCAAGACCCTTGACGAGACCTTGCGCGGAGTAGCTACCGATTTCAGCGAAGACCTTCGACGGCGACTTGATACCGAGCTTCTTCTTGATGGCGTTCACCAAGGAATCGGCGATCTTGTCCATTTGCTTCTCAATCGCAGCCTGCTGGTTCTGCAGACCCTTGACCAAACCGGCAGCCGAATCAACAGCAGCCTGGTACAACTGAGACGATGCCGTCTTACCGAGAGATGTACCAACCGTGTCGAGTTCTTTACCCAACTGGTTGAGCTGATCAACACTAGCCTTACCACCAGCAAGAAGTTCTTGCATGAATGGTAGTGCACTGGTACCACTCGACAGGAGATCCTGATAGGTTTCATCGTTGAGGCCGAGCGAACGGAGACGCTGAATCGCATTCGCGAACGTCTTCGTATCCGCGATTTGTTTCTTAAGATTGTCGAGGTAATCCGCGAGCTTAGTTTCGCCCGTGGCACTCGGCAGATCGGAGAACTGTTCCCTGATCTGCTTGTTGTAATCGTCGCGAGTCTTGATCGCATCTGCCAGCGTTTGCTTGGCAGCTTCCAGCTTGGCAGTGACTGTGTCGTACTGGGTAGCCAGCTTACCCAGAGCGGTCTGCTGGTTCTTGTACGCTGCAGTCAAATAGGCCTGAGCTCGCACAGCGGCCAGATGTTCTTTGTTCGCCTGTGCCAGAGCGGCCTTAGTTTCCTTGATCTCCTGACGGTCTTTCTTGCGAGCGCTGTTGAGCTTCTTCAGCTTCGCTTCGAGAGCATCGATATCCTTGCTACTTTCCTTAGCCATGTTGGAAACCATGGCCTTAAGATCCTTGAACGCGGTGTCGATCTGGCTCTTGTTGCCATCCAGACCCTTGCGGAAACCGTCGTTGACGTACTTACCGATCTTCTCGAATTCCTTCGAGGGCGAATGAATACCCAGCGCAGCTTTCGCAGCACTGAGCGCATTTTTTGCGATCGTTCGGGCAGCGTCAACAACCGCGCCAATACCATTACGAATTCCGCTGACCATACCCTCGACAATAGCGGAAGCGAGATTTCGCCCAGCGGCATTCATACGATCCGAATTACTTCGGATAGCATTAGCAATACCATTGACGAAATTGATGATCAGATTGACGCCAGCTTGGATGATACGCGGAAGATTCTTACTGATCGAATTGATAAAGGCGACGATCAGGTTTGTGGCTGCGGTCACCATTCCATCGACACGCTTGGCCATACCGTTAAGAACACCGGTAACCAATCGAGCACCAGCATCAACCATGCGAGGAACGTATTGCGCTAGCTTCTCGATAAGAATGGTGAGAAGCTTCAGCAACACATTAATGATCTTCGGACTGATCTTATCGATGACGTCCAGAAGTGTATTGAGGATAGCCATCAGAGCCCGACCGATTGCCGGAGCTCCCTTCACGATGACGTCTGCCAACGCAACCAATGCCACGCCAAATTGCTTGACAATCATCGGAATAAGACCGATAAGTGCTGTCACCAATCCAACGACAACGACCGTAGCCGCACCACCAGATGCCGCAAGGAGAGCAAGACCAGTCGCGAACAAGAACACGCCCGCACCCGCCAGAGCCAATCCTGCACCCAGAAGAGTGATCGCCGCGCCAAGCCCGATGAGCGACGGGATTACCGGAGTCAATACCAAACCAGCAATACCGATAATCGTCAGCGCTCCTGCCAAAGCGACAAGACCCTTGAGGATTTCGCCCCAACTCATCCCGCCCAAGGTGGTCAAGACCGGCGCCAAGATAGCTAGCGACGCCGTTACCACGAGAAGAGCAGCTGCTCCGGGAAGAGCGCCCGACATCAGAATCATCGCGCCAGCGATGATACCCAGAGAACCAGCAAGTACCACGCCAGCTTTGAGGATCTCGCCCCAGCTGAATTTACTGAAACGCTCGAGAGCGTCTCCTATTTTGCCGAGTGACAGAGCAACGATCAGAACAGCCGCCGCTCCTGCTGGCGCCGTAGGCGGAATGATCGTGACAGCAGCGGTAATGATCGTCAGAGCGCCCAACATCAGAGTCAGACTCTTACCGATCTCGCCCCAAGACATCTTCCCCATTTGCTCGAGAGCCTTGGCTACCATTCCCAGAGAAACCGCCACGATAAGAACCGATGCTGCTGCCAGTGGAGCAGTAGGCGGAATCAGCATCAGCGATGCAGTAGCCAGAGCCAAAGAGCCAGCCATAGCGACCAAGCCACGACCGATCTCGGCCCACGACAAACCAGCCATGTCCCCCACAGCACTGGCGAGAATCTTGATTCCTGCCGCCAGGAGGAGAAGACCTGCGCCGGCAAGTATGCCTGTCTTGTTTGCCTGAGCGAACTTGGTAAAGAGCCCCAAGCCCAACAGAAGACCGCCGACGCCTATAAGACCCTTGCCAAGTTCTTCCCAGCTAAGACCAGACAGATCGGTCACAGCTTTGACGAGAATGCGAATACCAGCTGCCAGAGCAATAAGTCCAAGACCTGCTGAGATCATGCTTGTCGGGTTCTTGATCAGTAGCATGACACCAACCAAAGCACCGATTAGTACTGTCGTACCAACCAAGCCCTTGGCTAGCTCGTTCCAGTCCAACCCAGCAAGCTTGGTTACCGCAGTCGCCAAGACATCCACTGCCGCGGCCAACAGAATCATTGAGAGCGCAACAAACGGCATCTTAGCGAATCCGGTAAATCCGGAGAACTTCTCGAACAGAAGCAAAGAACCTAGCAACTGAGCAAACATCACCGTGATCGCCGAACTAGCCCGAATAAGACCAGCCTGATCGATCTTGGACAGAGTGTTCATCGAAATGGCGAGAATACCCACTGCCGCAGCGATTTGAAGCAAGGTCGCAGCACGCAAGGTATTCTGCATAGCTCCGAGAGCACCCGTGAGATTCTCGAAGCCCTCGCTGATGTTCTCGAATATGCCGCCGACACCCTTGCCACCGAGGATATTGCGGATCGCTAGTCCGATCGAGGCCAAGACACCAGTACCAATACCGGCGAGAATATCGTTGAAGTCAAGGCCGCCCAGCATCTCCGAAATATCGTTCCCGAGATCGCCGAAGAAACTACTTGCCCAGCGACGGAAGCCCTGCATTTTGTCCCAGACGCCAGTGATGACGCTAAGAACCTTGCTCCAGGCAAACGATGCAAGTTCACCCAGCTTCTGGATTGGAGACAGATTGACGTCGAGGTCGCCAACCTTACCCGCCACAGACCCCAAGAAGCCCAGCAGAACCTTAATCAGTTTGATAGGAACCGCCAGAACCTTACCGATACCTTCGAACACATCATGCAGGCCACTACCACTCTTGATGGCGTCCCGAACTTTGACAAGCCAGTCGCCAATGTTTCCCGTGAATTCTAGGAAACCACCAGAACCCTCAGTCACTACACCAAGGAGGTCGAAAATAACACCGACAATCTCCTTAACGATGGTGAAACCGATGTCGAGAAGAGCGAAGAAGCCCTTGAATGTCCTCTTGAGATTGTCCGCCGTGGTGCTGCTGATCGTCAGACCAGCGGTGAAGTCGCGAATACTCTTCGAGAATTCAGCCAGTTGCTTGCCCGTGGTCGCCGGAAATATGTCTCGGAAAGCCTCTCTAATCGGTTTGACGAAAGCGAGAAGAGCTTTCCAAGCATTTCCAATTCCTTCGATGAGAGCCTTGCGCCCGCCTAGCTTATCCCAATCCGCCAACAGTTTGTTACGTGCATCAGCGGATCGACTGATCATACCACCGATGACGTTGTTGACATTGGTGAAGAGCGTCTTTGCCTCTTCGAAATCGCCGAAGATCAGCTTCCACGTCTGCGACCAACCAGAACCCGCGGTCTCCTTCAGCGTTCCCATCAACTGCGAGAACGTCTTGACCTGGGTTGCGGCATTCTTAGCCATCTGAGCTTGCTTCTGAATGGCTTCGATTTCGGCTTTGTTAAATCCTTGGGCAGCAAGTTGAGCGTCAGTAAGATCGCCCGTAAACTGAGCCAACGTTCGTGTCAGAACATCCGATGTTAGCCATGACTTCTCACCAGGTTTGGCAGTGATGGATTCACGGAAAGATTTGCCTTCAATGGTGACATTCTTCATGTCACCCTTGAGTTTGACAGCACCCTTGCTGAGCGTTCCCATTTTCTGCGCATTCAGCGCCAAGGCTCGTTGGAATACGGTACCGCCCATACCCGCGTTGACAACCGAGTTCCAGTCCTCCAGGGAAACGCGTCCTGCAGAAATGGCTTGCGAGAGCTGATACATGGCGGTAGATGCCTGCTGCGAATTGGAGCCGGAAAGCGCAGCCAAGTTGGCGATACCCTTGATAGCAGCCACAGCAGGTTTGAGTGCCACACCAGCCGCGGTAAACGTACCGATGTTTCGTGCCATCTCGGAGAAATTATAGATCGTCTGATCCGAGTAGTGGTTCAATTCATCGAGAGCAGCGGTGACATCCTTCAGATTTGTTCCTGCTGAAACCGTGTTCGACAGAATCGTCTGAATGGAGTTCAGGTTAGTCTCATATTCGCGAAAACCCGCCATGATAGGTTCTACGCTGAGAGACTTGACCATGTTTTGACCAGCAAATATCGCCTGGTTGGTCACGTTCTGAATCGCCGACATTCCAACGATTCCCATGGTCTTAAACCGGTCAGAAATACGTTGTACCCCATCCTCGATGGTCCTCAACGCACCAGACTGCTTGTGTGCGGCGGCGCCAAGGTTATCGAGTCCCTTGGTACCCTCCTGCATTTTCAGTTTCTGATTGAACTGTTCGAGCTTCTGAAGACTCTTGTCGATGCCGGCCAGGAATTGTTCACCCTGGAACTTCATCGCCACTACGCGCTCTTCGATAGTAGCCATTTAGGAGGAGGTCACCGCCTTTCTTACTCGTTGCTCGATTCGATCGAATATGGGTTTCATGGCAGGGTTGATGTAATCGATGCCTTGCACATAGCCACCCGTCCCAGTCGAATAACCATACTGGAGCATGATGGCCACGGGAAAGCCGGTCTCAACATCGGTGTTATACCAGGTAATCGTTAGATTTGCCCTGGTCTTTTCGATTTTATAGTTCCAACTGGATGCTGCCAAGCCCGATTCTTTAGGAGTAGCCGACGCTAGAGCTGTGACTCCATCGCGAGCGTAGGAGTCCAACCCGTTGTACATATCACCACGGGATAATCTCCTGAGAAAATCTTCTGTTTTCCTGAAGGATCCGCTCGAACTGAAAGAAATCACAGCAACTCCTTACGGCGCGATCCAGGCTCCACCAACACGCTTCTTGGGTTTAGCCGTCACCCATGCTCCACCGACGCGAACCTTGACTTTGGTGTTGGCCGTCAGTGAAACCCATGAACCACCGACGCGAACCTTGACCTTGGGATTTGTTCCCGTTCCATTGTTGGTCCAGAAAGATGCATCATCAACGTCAGCGACCCATGTCGAAGACCCCGACCACACACCGGCCAGCATAGAAATTCCAGAAGTGGCCTTGGTGAATGTTCCGCCCACTGTCGTGCGCGCCAATTCGGTCCAGGTTTGACCGTCGCTGGACTTGTAGAAGCGCAGAATATTGTCTGCGCCCATATTGCCACAGCCCAACCAATCGTTGGCTGTCCAGCTTGATCCAAGCCCAACAGTGGTGTCAGTAATAACATCACTGGAATGGGTTGCTGAACCGAATGTTTCAATACCCAATGTTGCATTGATAGGACTCGAGAACAACGTAACGTGATTACCAGCGCCATCATGAGCGCCGATATAAAACTCAGTCTCTGCCGTCGCCGTACCACTCTTGGCGAACTTAACGGCCCAAATACCATTGGCCAAATTTTGATTGTTCTGACCATGGGCATGAGGATATGACGACAGAGCCGCGACATGCATTTTACCACTGGTCTCGGTAACGCCGGTTACCGTTGTCGGCCATTTAGTGGCATTAATGGAGTTATCTGCGAAATCATCATGTAGGGTTTGTGTGTACGACATCGCTTACCTCGCTATGCGCTGGTGTCGAACCACACAGAACCGTTGTTCACCGAACCTGGGTCGACGGAACCGATGTAGAAGTTAACGCCGTCAGCGTCAACATAGGATGAACCGTTGTGAAGACGCATATCGGGGAATTCTCCGGTGGCGACCAGATCGGTAGCAAGCTGTGCCATGGTTCGATTGGTCCACGCACCCGACTTGCGTTGAATGACATCGTCGTTGGTTGCCGACAGCGCAGCGATGTCAGTCAGATCCGAATCGAGAGGCTGTTTGGTGTCTCCGACCGCCTTGACGCCTGCTGGCGTCACAGCTCGAGTGGTATCCGTACCTGTCGTGGTTTCGGCATTCGTAGCAAGCTCGACGATGCCCTTAGCGGTGTCCGTGGCAGCAAGCTGTGCCAGTCCCGCAGGAGTTACGGCTCGTACTGTATCAGTGCCGGTCGTTACTTCGGCATTCGTAGCAAGCTCGACAATACCTTTTTGCGTGGTGGTAGCCGCCAATTGAGCCAACCCCGCAGGGGTAACAGCTCGAGCAGTGTCGCTACCGGTCGTTACTTCCGCATCGGTAGCGAGTTCAACAAGACCACGACGAGTATCGCTGGCAGTCAATGCAGCCAAGGAAAATGGAGTGACCGCTCGAGCAGTGTCTGTTCCTGCGATCGTTTCAGCATCGGTGGCAAGCTCGACGACACCTTGTGCAGTTTCACTGGCACTGCCGATAGATCCCACCACAGATCCGGCGTCGATCGTCGAACCATCGAACTTGGTGATGATGAGATGGCCGGAACCATTCACGGTTGCACTGACGATCGAGTTGGCCTCGATTTCCAGCGTTCTTTCTGCTGTCAATACGGTAACAGTAGCCACGAGACCACCCTTCTAATCGTCTGAGCTGATCGAATATGAGTCAACACCGACGGAAACCACAGTAGGCCAGGTAATCTGAACAACAGTTGCTTCCAGGTACTGAATAGCGTCGGCAGGACCAGTCACGGTAAACGTATCGTCTTCGTTGTCCTCGACCTCGAGCGTAACGATGACGTCAAATATGGTGATCAATTCGGCCAGAGTGGGGATTCTCGGCGGAGTCGATGCAGTTCCATATAGAACGTCCTCGACCGCGGCCAAGGTAATCGGATGAATATCGCGAGAATCAATAATGATGTGGGCCGACTGTGAATATCCCGACATCGCCACCGGACGAGTGGTGATGTTCCAGCTGAAATTCGTCGGTTCTGTCGATTCAGCAATACTCTCACGACTGAGTTGCGACGGAGATACCAATGCGTTGTACACGATGTGCAACTTATAGCCGTGCGAAACGCCGTCAGTATCGTTACCCACCATGGTTCGGTAGGAAAGTCCAAATGACTTTCGCCGCTGCTGAGCAAGATACAGACCGGGTCGAACCGTCGCAGTACCGTCGCATTGCGCGAATTCCGTAGGATATGTGTAAGCCTCAATAGTGGCGGCGAACTCCTCCGCAGAGGACACATTCAGATACTTCACACCATCCAAGTAATACGCTCGTGGTTCCCCACCTGATGGAGCCTCAGCGACCGAGGTGAGTCCATTCCATGCAACGCCGGGGGAAGAATCGATATACAGAACACCACGATCAACACCTGCTTCGAAGAAGCGCTCTCCCGCAGCATTCCAATTCAGCCTTGTCATATGAGCTCCTCCTCTCAGCCCCGAGATCCTGTTCGTGCTCTACGTTGTGCGTTAAGCTGCTGACGCTGTCGAGCGGCATCACCACGAGACATCTTCTTCTCGGGTTGGTTCTTCACACTATTCACACGAATAAGTGCAAAGAGACGATTCAAATGCCGCGTCTCCCATTCAATCGGAATGTGATATGCAATCATCCAGTAATGAATGATCTCAGCAGTGATAATTTCGCGGTTGCGAGGAGCACTTGGATGATCAGTGAATCGAGTAGCCGTTTGTTTACCGTTAATGTACTCGTTGATGTCATCGAAGTTCTTTTGCGACAAGTGGAGAAAAATCTCCGGAGGAACATCAGGAGTCAATGTCATGGCCTGAATGTACCACAACGTTTCTTCGCCAGTCTTTTCTTCTGAACTAAGAAACGGCTTCTCGAATCGTGACTCCCATTTTGACAGTGAGACCAGAGAGTGCTCTAGCTCCAACGTATAAACCGTTGTTACGAACGAATTCGTCGATTCGTCGAAACGTTCGGACATAGGCACATCGATGGTAAGCACTCTCTGGTCTCCTTTCTCTGTCTTACGCGAAGGTGATGAGCCAGTCGTCGTCCGTGACGGCCGGGAACTTGTAGCCCTGCGCCGGAACAGCATTGACGACGGTGTTGGCCGTGATCGGACCGTACGCACCCGCCGGAACAACCTCGCCGTCGATCATGTAGATGACGCCGGTAACAGACGGGATCGTGATGATGTCCGTCGATGCGTTGTAGGTCGGAGCCGTCGGCGTCGCCGTGACGATGGTTCCAGTGAACAGCGCCATCACCGCAGCCGGCAGAGGAAGGCTCGGGTCCGTGCCCACCGTGCCGTAGAGCAGATCCTCGAGCGCGGCAAGCGCCAGCACGTCAACCTTGGTCGAATCGATGACCAGACTGGCCGTCGGCTTGTAGGCGACACCACCAACCGTTCCGACCTCGACCGGCGTTGTCGTGAGCTCCCAGCTGAAAGTGATAGCTTCCGGCGAGTCGTTGATGGACGCGTAAGCCTTCTCCGACGGCGCTGCCAGAGCGTTGTAGATCAGATGCAGCTTGTATCCGTGGTCGGTGCCGGCCAGATCGTTCCCCAGCCGCGTGCGGTAGGACAGACCGAAAGTCTTGCGCGTCTGCTGACCCACGTAGACGCCACCCTCGTGTACGAGCATGCCGTCGAACTGAGCGAACTCGTCCGGGTACGTGTAGGCCTCGATGGTGGCGCCGAATTCCTCGACGGACACCAGACTCAGGTAGGGAATGTTGTCCGCGTAGGTCTTGGTGACCTCCGCACCGGTCGGCGACTCCGTAACGGTGGTAAGACCGTTCCAGGCGACACCATCGTTGAACACACCCGAGCTGTTCGGGATGTACAGGACGCCATGGTCGACACCGGTTTCGTACAGGCGCTCACCGACCTGGTCCCAAAGGAGCTTGGTCATTTACTTCTCCTCAGAAATACAACGTGAACACGTCGTGATTTTGGTTGTTCGCCTTGTAGTGTCGATCATACGTACACAAAGGCAAAGCAGCGATCTTGGCCAGGATAATGCTATCTGGATTCGGATCGATGAGCGTCACTTGGTAACGCTGTTGGTAGGAATATGGACGATTGCCAGCGAACTTTGTGTCCGCATCATCACGTTGATAGACGATGCAGGGGTATTCCATCTGCACGTTGGAGGGTGGCTGGAAATACACCTTCGGAGTGATAACCTTAAATATTGCATGGAGATCAAGCCGTTGGCCCATGATAGACACCCCCCAACTCCAACAGAAGGCGGGGTCTCTGAACCTCAACCGAAGTCACGATCCAGAGAGTCCCCGCCCACCGAATGTAGCGGATGGCATGAAAATGTTCGTTGGCGTAAGCATCAGCGACGATACTGATAGAGTTGCCGACAGAAATATCGAAATTGACTTTCTGATCAGCTTCCAGGCGTCGAGCATTGCGAATGATATCACCGTAATACGGGTATTCCACAATTACATCGACAAATATCCCTGAGTTCGCTGGGCTTTCTATCTGTCCGTCGGCATATCCCACTTCGCCGAAGAACTTAGCCATCGTCTACGTGATGGCTACTAGGCCGACGGACGCTTGAAGGTCCAGGGACCGTCGACCACCGTGTCGGTGAAGAAGTAGCCCGACGCCGGAGTCGCCTTGACGTTGATCGAGGCACCGGCCGACAGAGCGCTCTGCGCACCCGCCGACAGCGTCGCGTTGGTGTCAGCGTTCTTGTAGACCACGCCGGTCACGGACGGGATGGTCACCACGCCGGTGCTGGAGACGAAGCTCGGCTTGACCGGGGTCGCCAGGGTGTCCGTGGACGCCGAGGTCGCCCGAATGACCAGAGCCGCCTTCACCTTGGTCAGGGCACCCGAAACTCGGGTCTCCATCAGGTACTTCAGCTGGTTGTAGTCGATGTCGAAGTCGTCGAACAGGTTGACCTCGCCGCCCTTGTCGGCGCCGATGTTGTAGTCCTGCAGATTGACGATGATACCGATGAGACCCGAGACCTCGTTCATCGGTTCGACGGTGACGATCCGGTCGACACCCAGCGCCTCGGCGACCTCGGCACGGTTCTTGTAGTAGCGCCGGCCCTCGAGGTCCTTGGCCTTCATGAACTTGTTGAGGTTCTTGATCGTGGTGTAGAAGGTCGGCGTACCCGTTCCCTTGTAGAACTCCATGCCGTCCATGACGGCATCCACGACCTCCTCGTAGTTCGAGTTGGCGTCGTCCACGTTCACCGTCAGAGTGGTGACGTAAACCTCGTGGTCGTTCGCGATGGAACGGATGCCGTCGCCCGAGGACGCACCGATCGGGTCCTTGATCTTGTCCTCGTCGGACACGTCACGACCGTCGCCGATCAGGATGGCACGCGCCAGTTCCTCCTCGAGCATGAGGCGCATCTCGGCCTTGAGCCACGCCACCATGTCGAAGTCGGTGATGTCCAGCAGGTCATCCCGGTCCAGCTTCTGCTTCTTGTAGACCGTGGTCGGGCTCGTGGTCCGCTTGGTGACGCCGAACCACTCTTCCTTCTTGTAGTTGCCCTTGATGTAGCCCTTGGCACGGGCGTCGTCCTGGGTCAGATCGGCCACGAGGGTCTTCACCCGCGAGAACGGCGTGTGACGGGTGCCGTTGAGAACGTCAGCCACCCACTCGGTACGCCGCTTGTCGAACTCGGGCGTACCGGTGATGTTCCGCGCGTCCGGGAACAGGACCGAGATGTTGTCGATACCGTGCGCGAGCGCGTAGTTCGTCACGGCGTCCTTGAAGGAACCGATCTTCATGGCCGAAGCCACGATCCCCTTCACGTCCTCGTGGGACAGCGTGTGCTGCTGGGCCGAACCTTCGCCCTGGTCGTTCTTCGTCTGGTCGAAGACGTTTCGCATTTCGTCGTTTCCTTCCTGGTGGGCGTCGCCCTCGTTGGTGGCCGAGTGTTCGGCAGAAGCAGCGGCGGCCCGCTCGAGCGCCGCGCCGATCATGTAGTGGAGGACGTTCTTTTCCTTCTCGGACATCGCGTCGTAGATGTCCTGGATGGTCTCGCCGTCGTCTTCCGCGTCGTCCATGTTGTCGCCATCGGCATGCTCGACGGTGTCGTCATCCTCGTCTTCGTCACCTTCATCCTCGACGAACTCCAAGAGCTCACCGCTGTGGATGATGGCCTCGTCGTCCAGCTCCGTCACATCGTCCGGATCCGAAGTGTGCTGAATCCGAACATAGTCGATCTTCGCCCCGGGATTGGCACCGGCGAGGACGAGACTGACCTCACGGATGTTGCCGTGGTGAACGACCTTGGACTTCTCCACGAGCTGATTGGCGTAGATCGACAGCTTGTCGATGTCCTTGTGCTGGACCAGAAGCTTGGCGTTCTGGCCCTGCTTGGTCGTGTTGAAGTAGCCGTGTGCTCGAACACCATCGGGAACAACCTCGAGGATGGCGTGGCCCAGAACATTGTCGGCACTGTTGTGACCGTGCTGCCAGACCAACGGAACCTGCTGCCCGTGCATGTGCTTGAAAGCCTCGGGCGTGATGATCCGATCGTCGGAGCACTTGAGACCTGCCTTGGTGGCGTACCCGCTGAAATCGGGTTCCATTTTGACAGTCTCCTCTCTTACTTGTCGTTTGACTTGTTCCGTGCTCCGACGGAGCCCGTATTGCGAAGTCGTCTGATCCGTTCTTGAATGGCTTTGACCTTATCGCTCAGATCTTTGACTCGCTCTTCAAGGATCTGGTCTTTGTTCTTGTCGTAGTACTTCTTCGAAGCTTCTGCCGCAGCATCTTTCTGCTTTTGTGTCTTCTTGTCGTACTTGGATGTTGGGTCGGATCGCTTCTTGTCTCGGTACTTTTCGACAGTATTCTTATCGACACCGCTACGCTTTTGCGCAGCTTCCACCAACGCCTTGAGAACTTTTTGAAGTTGGTCAAGCTTTGCTTGAAGCCTGGTCGCTCGTTCTTCTAGCTCTTTGTGACGCTGAGCTCGGGACTTTTTAACAGGAGCCCTGCGAACCGGCAATGCTTTGACCGGTTTGGTGGACTTTCGAGACGGTAGTGCTTTGACCGGTACAGGCAAAGCTTTTTTCTGATTACCTACCAATTCTCTGGTGCGGAGATAATACTCACGGCGTTTTACCGGATCGTATGCGTGAGTGAAAGACATCACGGACCCAGATCAGTCAACATACTGTCCACTGCCAACTCCATCTGATCCATTTGCGCCAACGCAGAATCGAGAGCTTGGTTGTCGTCTTCGACAACCTGACCTTCGATCGTAGGTATGTTGGACGAGGGAAGTTGGTTGTTTTGTGGCATGTTACTGTTGACGAGCTGATCTGCCTTGGGGTCCTTGGAGGGCTTCCAGCCGATCGCTTGACGAATATCGTTGGACGAGAAGATCTCGTTACGAGTAAATTTGTCAGCGATCTCGGCAATGTCAGCGACAGGAACCAACTTGAACGGATCACGGAACGCCATGATGGACTGCCCTTGCGAACGGGCAGTTTTGGTCAGGAAGGTACGCTTCATTGCTTCTACAATAGATTGAATGATCGGATCGATCGTTCGATTGTAGTAGTTCTTCATGGCCTTTTCATCGGCAGTGCCGTTCATTACTTCTGGTGTCAAGCCCAGTTCGGCATACAGCTTGTCCGTAAGATACTCCACCTGCTTCAACAGGTTGTTTTCTACTGGACGATTGAGCTGCGTGATCTTC